AGGCCGCGCGCGGCGAAGGCGGCGCGGGCGGCTTGCTGCGCATCACGGGCCTCCTCGGCGGACAGCGACCGGCCCAAGGCGAGGTCGGCCTCGGCCTGCTCGCGCAGCGTGCGCTCAATGGTCGTCTCGCCAACCCGGTCGGCCAGCATATTGCCGAGACCGGAGACGCGGTCGATGTCGGCGCGGGCGCTGCGGGTGAAGTCGTTGTTGAGGTTGTCGGCAACCTTCTGGATCGTCCCGAGCTGCAACCGCTCAAGCTGCGGATAGGCGTCGATCTGCGCCTGCACCTGAGCGCGGGCCGATGCGGCCGCCTGCTCGTTGGCCGAGCGCATGAGTGCGTTGTAATCCAGCGGCGCCGCGTGCTGCACCGATGGCTTCTTGGTTTTTTTGCCTCCTCCACCTCCCATAATTATAGCCCTACCTTTCTTGCAAGTTTGCGCCAGTCATAGGCGCGGATTTCAAATTGATTATGCCGGCACCACAGCGCGTATTGCTGCGGACGGCTCGCCACGCGCATAAACTCCCGCACAGGGTTTGCGCACCCAGCAGAAGCAGCCAGCTCAACGAACCAACTGTTCGGCTCACGGTCATCGTGCATCTCCTCCGCTTCCGCATCCCAGTATACCTGACGTGCCAAGAGAAACACTTCCGGCGTCGAGTAGACGAGGCCGTGCGTGAGATGCCATCCGAGGGTTTCCTCGAAGCTCTCGTCGGTTGAGTGGTTGTCCCACCATGCTTTTGCCTTTTGCCATGGGGTCATGCGTCAGTGCTTGATGCAATACAGCATGGCGATGTTCTTCGGGCGGGTTTCGGTGCCGCCGGTCGCATCGCTCGTAAACGCGTGGGTGTGCGCGCCGGCAGACAGCGTGTTGCGCCGGCTTGTAAAAAATGCAGTTTGCCATCCAGCGCCGCCACCGCTTCCGCCCGATCCGGTTGTTGAATTGTATAAGTCGTCGTATGCGTGCGTGTGACTTCCGCCAGAATCTGTTGTGCCCGTGTGGCTATGACTCTTGAGGTCGTCAGCCTGCTTCTCTCCAAACGTCCCAGAGGCAGTGCTATCGCCATTGGTTCCGCTGCCGCGCACGAAGTAGCCGCGCATGTCAGGCAGCCCGAAGGTCGTGCTGCCGTCGCCCACGCCGTAGGTCGTGCCGATGGCGGTGAAGAGCGCGGCGTAGGTGCTGCGGCTTACGGCGGTGCCGTCTGCCGCCAGCCAGCCTGACGGTGCGCTGTTCATGGCGAAGGCTTGCACAGCGCCTGCTGGAACCAAGAGTTGCTGCAGCGCGGTGGCCAAGTCCGCCGCCACAATATTGGTCACGGTCGCCAGATCCACGACATCGTTGAGCTTTGCCGGAGTGACGGTTTCGCCGGACGTGAAGGTTCTTCCTTTGGTTACAGTTGCCATAATTATTCTCCTTACTTGTTAAGCTGCGTTCCGCGTCTCAGTCGGCGGCAGGCTCGGGCCGGCTGCCTCGACGCTGACGTTGCGGATTTCCGGCCGGTTGGCCGTGGTTTCAAATTGTAGTTCGCAGTAGTGCGCACGCTGGCGGATGGGTTGCTTCAGCGTGTAGTCCTCGCTCAAGCCGGACGTGTTCGTTTGTCCCGGCACGAGCGTGATCTCATTGTCGGGGTTGACCGTGATGGCCTTGACCGTGATGCCCGCCGTGTTCGGCAGGACCACATCGGCGAGGCTGCGGACGAACCGCTTGGTGCTCATGCTGCCCAAGCCGTAGCGGCGGGTGCGGATCTTGCCGGCGACAACTCCGACATTGCTGCCGCTCGGCTCGTCGTCCGTCCCGTCATCCTTCTCGTCGAGCAGGTAGAGCTTGCCGGTGCGGCGGACGTTGAAGGTGCGGCGGACGTTCTGGTAGGTGCCCACCACCAGAGCGTCAATGCCGATGCCGTAGCGGTCGCGGCTCTCCCACTGGTCATTGAGCGCACTCCAGATGACCACCAGATCATTGGTGTCGTCCGTGGCGTCCAGCGTGGGGACGGCGAGGATGTAGCGGTTGCTGTGCCAGATGCCGAAGGCCCGCTGCACTTTGCTCTGGTCGATCCGCTCGAAGAGGTCGGCCACCGGATCACTCAGCGGGCGGGTGTCGCCGCGCAGCTTGAGGTCGAGCTGGGTGTCGAGGCGGTAGACGCCAGCATCCGAGAGGAAGAAAACGAAGCGCCCCGCCGTGACGATAGAGTTGCGCGCCGAGCAGCCGATCTCGTCTGTGACCAGCTCCAGCTTGGCCACCGCCGTGTCGATGGCAAACGAGCTGCCGTCCGTGCTGGGAAACTGCGCAAGCGTGGCCAGCCAAATTGACTTGCGGCAGAAGACCAAGGCCGATCCTTCCACCCAAGGATGCACGGCAACGATAAAGTCGCCGCCGCCGGCGCCGGTGCGGAAGCTCTGCCAATACGGATCGTAGAGGTCCGCGTCCAAGTAGTCCGACAGCGCCACTTGGTCGCGGCCGTCAGGAATGATGAGACGATTTTGGATGTAGCTGGCCCAGCCGACCGAGCGCATCTTCTTGTAGGTCGGACCTTCGGCGGGCACGCCGGCCGCAGCGCGGACGAAGCTGCCGCTGCCCGTCCAGTAGAGGGGCGGCTTGACGCGGCGGACCCTGATGTTCGCCGTGGCGTCATTGCTGGTGCCAGTCGGGACGGTGATCTCAAAGCTGTTGGTGTTGAGGTTCGTGCTTTCGATGTCGAACTCATGCCCGTCGAAGGCGGCGACCGTGCTGCCCTCGATGCGGACGCGCTGGCCGGCCAAGTAGCCGTGAGCGTTGACGTTGACCGTGGCCGTGGTGCCGGAAACGGTAATGCCGCTGGCGTTGGTCAGCTTTTGGCCAAAGCCCGAGGCGGTCAGCGGCGCTTCCCGCAGGACGTAAAGCCGGTCGTAAGCCTGCACCACCGAGACCGTGTCGGTAGGGTCAATGGTCTCGTCCGGCGAGCTGGGATAGCCCACCGTGACCACCGTGTCGGTCGGCGCGGCATTGCGCCACAGGAAGGCGCTGTCGGGTCCGGCCATCACGACATACTCGTTGGCATTGTCGTAGTTGCGGCTGGCAAAGACTCCCGCCGCGAAGATGCCGCCGGTGTAGGTCGTCTTGACCAGCGGCCCCGCGTTGGCGATCAGGGTGCCGGTTGCGTTGCCCGCCGGCGTGCCGGTCATGGTGTAGTCGAAGGTGCTGCCGCTGGCGTTGGTGATGACGAAGTCGCCGTTGTAAAAACCGGCGTCCACTCCGGTCGCGCCGCTGATGTTCACCGTGTCGCCGTTGCTGTAGCCGTGGGCGGCGGCCGTGGTCACGGTGGCGGTCGTGGTGACAAAGGTGATCGTGCTGATGGCCTTGTCGGCGGCCAAATCGAAGGACAGCGTCATCGGCTCGTCCGCCGTCGAGATAGCATCGGCCAGTCGCTTGGCGCCCTTGCGGGTCGTGGCGACTCCGCGATCAAGGCGCATGTTCACGCTGTCCTGCAACATGCCGGCCGGCAAGGTCACGGGATTCAAGCGTGAAGCGAAGCCGATGAATCCGGCATCGCCATCGCGGAGGACTGGACTTTCGAGTGCCATTAGAATCTTCCCCAAACCTGCGGATTCGCCCGCACGGCGAGCCACATCGCCCACGCCTTCCAGCGCGGGGTGCCGTCTTTGAGCATTAGGTTATACATAAGATCGTCGGCTTCTTTGCGGGTCATGCGGACGCCATCGGCGACATGGCCGAGCTGGGCGTAGCACCAGTCGTGGATGATGACCGCGCGGTTGTAGGGGCCGTAGCGGTGGGAAATCGCCGTGAGGGGAAAGGGCACGGTGGCCAAGTCGGTGGCGAAGCCTGCGGGGACTTCGATGAGGACGCCGTTCCATAGGCAGCAAACGGGTGCCTGCGTGACCCATCGGCCGGTCGCGGAGTTGAATCGTAGAAGGGGATCATGTTCGCAGGGCGTCATTTGTCGGGGCGCGGCTGGGTCAGGACGTAGCTGACGGTCTTGGCGTTGTTGCGCTTCATCTCGGCGGCGACCATTGAGTAGAAGCCGTCGTATTGGCTGCCCTTCAATCCGTAGCGCCCGGGCACCGTCTGGCAGCCCTCCGACGAAGTTGAGCGCGGCATGGTCGTGACGCCGCCGCCGGCCGCATGGATGTTGATGCCAAACCATCCCGTCTCTTCCTGGTCGCCACGGTAGACGGTAACAGGTCCGGCCTGCACCAAGGCGGGATAAGGCTTGCCGCTGCGAATGCCGTGGCGACCGAGCTTGTAGCGGTAGACGCC